TCCTTTTATAACACCTTTATTCTTAGATGCATAGAAAACAGTTTCTCCCTTCTTCTTACCATATTGTTTCTTCATAGATTTCATAATTTTTTTACCTTTTTGTGTCAATGGCATAATTAATCGTCTATCATTATCTTGGCATCTTGAATTCCAGTCTTTGCAAGACTTACTCCAGCTCTTAACTTAGCTAAATCTTCATTCTGCTCTAATTTTTCATCAAAATTTTCACCTGATTGCATTAATCTTGCTCTTGCAAGGTCTTGTTGTGCTTGATCGTTGTCTTTTTTACGCTCATTTTCCATTGCACGTAGGTCAACTTCTCTAGATTTTAGTTTTAGAAGAGGATCAGAGTCAAATTGTGATGTAATTTGTTTTTCTTCCTTCATAAATTCTTCAGTCATCTCTGCAATCAATACAGATTTTCTAGCTTCAATTTGATTTGTCATCATTTGTAGTTGTTGTTGCACCATAGGATTAACTGCTGCTTGTTGTTGCATCATCATTATCTCTTGCATTTCTTCTCTAAACTCTAATTGCACTTGTTCTTGTGCCATTAAGCTTATGTGTTCTAAAATATTCTTTTGTATAGCTCCCATTATTGCAGGATTATTTCTAACCATGTTAGTTGACATGAAATTTAAGTGTGCAGTTATATGTGCTCTATGATCTTGACCTGGAAAAGCTTGAAAAGGTTTACCCGCAAGAGCGTTTATGTGCTCCATACTTGGATCCATTGGTGCTGTTGGTGCAGGTGGTGGTAAAACTGCATCTACATTTTTAACACCGATCGCTTCATACATGTTCCTATAAATCTGATACATGTTATGTAAATTAGGGTTTGATGTTGCTATTTGTAATTGTGTTTGTGCAAGTGTAATTCTTTGCGACATTGAAAATATATTGGGGTCTGCAACCGGTATAACATCTATTCTATCATCAAAGTCTGCTTGTTTAATATTTCTTTGACCACCCACAACATCATATGGATATTCTGGTGGTAAGTATTGAGATACAACTTTAGATAATAATTTAAACTCATCCTTCATAGCTGCGTAACATCTTTTGTGTATTGCAGACATGACTCTTGAACCACGTTCAAGAAGTGCAATTGTAGTTCCAACAGCTGCAGCTTGGTTACTATCTCCTACTTGCATGTCAGCTATAGAAGCAAATCTTTGACCTGCGGATACAACCACACCTAGTAAATTTAAGAGTGTTTGTGAAGGTTCTTTGTATGGTAAAGGAAAGAAAGCCTCTCTTAAATTACCACCTGGTGCATCTACATCTTTAAACTCGCCCGGTTGTATTGGAGCTGCTTCATCTCTAACTCTTACACCTCTTTGTTTAAATCCTGCGGGTAAATTTGATAGTGTTCCTGCATCCAACAATTGACGGAGAGCAGCAGTTGCTGTTCTGCTCAATCCGCCAATCATATGTATTAACCCAAAGCCATAAAATCCAAGTCCTGGCAGAAATTTAAAATGAACAAAATATTGAATTTTATTTTTTTTCATATCTTCAGGTGCATAGTTCCTTCTGATAGAAAGAACTTCTCGACTACCTTCTTCCACAGTAACGATATAGGGTAATTTTATTCCTGTTGCTTCACCAGTTGAAGTAACATCTTCAAAACCTTCTAAGTCTAAATTTACATGACATTCTAGTAAAGTATATATTGTTTCTTGCTTACCAGATTTTTTAGTGCCATCTAATTCTTTTTCTTTTTTCTCTACTGAGTTTTGTTCAACACTACTTGGTGGTGCTAATTCTATATCTCTGTAAAAACCAGACACTTGTTGTTTTCTTAATTCATTCTCTGACATTTTAACAACATGAATTACAGCTTCAGCATCTTCTATTGAAGTTGCAGTATATGGTACAACTAATTCATCTGCAGGTACAAACTTCGATACAACTCTTCCTAACGGTACATCATAGTAAACTTTTTTAAATGTAGAACCTGCAAGTGGTAAATGAAACAACATAGAATCAAATTCTTCTTCGTATTCTTTCATTTGATCCATGATTAAATAATTCATGTAATCTTTAACACGTTGCGCTTGTAATTCTGTTTGTGGATTTTTAACTCCTATGATCTGTGTTCTTACAGGTCCATCACTTGGTAATAATTCTTTGTATGCTTGTGCTTGAAACTGTGTAACAGCTTCAGCTAAAACTGGATGTGTTGCACCACTTGCACCTTGAAAGGGTTCAGTTCTATTTTCATATTTAAAACCTAATAAATCTAGACCTTGTGTATAAGATTGTTCCCAATCTTTTCTTGATGATTTGTAATCCATGTAATTATTAACCATGTCACCACCGATTGGTTCTAAAATATCTTCAGGTAATATGTCTGCTAAATTATCAAAATGATTTTCTGTTCCAGGTATGTTAATTGAACCTGGTTCAAAGTCTAATGTTACACCACCATCATCTTCAGGTATAACTTCTACCGGTGGTTTTTGTTCTACAACTTCCTCAACGTTAACTTCTTCAGACGGTATCTCTACCTTTGATCTGACTTCGTTGGGAAGCGACTTGTCTATTTCTGCCATTTAATTTCTCCAGTTTAAAGGTTTTAACTTGTTTTAGGGGAACATTCAACCCTTGAGGGTTAGGTCCTCGTAAAGGTGGTATTGTTGTTGTAAGCTTTTTAACCATTATTCACCTAACATTGCAGCTAATCCACCTTTTGCTAGACCATAAGCTTTTACTCTACCATCTTCTACACGACTAGTAGTTCTAGCAACATTTTGAGCCGTAGTGGTTGGAGTGAAACCACCTCCGCCACCACCTGTTCCAGGTTTCGTGGTTCCTGTTACTGGAGTAGTTTTTTTAGTTTTCTTAGTTGGTATAAATCCTCCAGAAGTTCCTGGTTGAGTTGTTTTTATTTTTCTATTTTCATCTCTTCTATTTTTTAACATTGCATCAATTGCTCTTTGTTGTGCTGCTTGTATCGCCATAGCTCGATCTGCTCTAAGTATTCCAAACGGATTTTCCATTTGATAATCTCCCATTATTTTTTCATACAATTCTTCTGTGGTTGTATCTGGAGGAGCAAACGCGCCTTTAAAATTACTTATGGTATCTTCATAAGCTTGAGTAAGAGCATCTTTAAATGTCATATTAGGATTCATTACTCCTTCTGCAAAGTCTCCTATTTCTTTTATAGTTCCTAAACCAAAAGATCCTATGCTACCTGAAAGATATCCTATTGGTCCAAGTTTATCTTTTCCTAAAGCTTTAGCTACTAAGTTCGATGCTGCTTGATGTCTAAAATCAGAAGGTGCTCCCATTGCATCAGAAAAAGATCCTGGAAAATTAGGTTTAATTTGGTCTACACCAGTAAACTTTTCAAAACCGCCTTTAGCTTGTGTAATTAAATCTATAAGTTTTTCTTTTGAGTCTTCGTTATATTCTGTGCCGTCTTGAAAACCAAGACGCATGATACCACCATCTTTTTTTCCTTCTTGTCTCATTTCTTCTAACACTAACATTAGTGCAGATAG